GTCTTATGTTTAGCAGATAATCGAGAGAATGTCCGAGCTCATGGTCGACAATCGATCTCACTCGATCCGTTCCGATCGGGTGAAATTGCGTTTTAGTATCTCTCTCTAAACTGGCGAGTAGCGTTTTTGCGTTTGCTCCATGCTTTTGGTTTATGGCAATTCCGTTTAAGTCTTTCCAAGTCTCGTTTTTCTGCTTTGGCATTGCGTGAGCATAAGCTCGAGAGCTTGCTTTAAACCGTCGTGAGGCGCGTTTCGCATAACGCTCGACCTGATCCTTGCTCCAATCCGGAAAGCGATCAGCATACCAACTGATATTTTTAGCGACCTGTCGATCGTAATTTATTCGATATTGATTTTGCATCGAACCAACAAACGCGACCTCGCTCCTAAGCTCTGGAAATCTCCGAACGTGATCGACTAAGGATTGCCCAAAATCGTTCGCGACCTCCGGATCGATCTTATCAAAGGCGGAGATCGAGACGTAATCGTTATCGACGAGCCATTTTTCGACGCCTTTCGCCGTTTTCTGGCGCACAAACTCCGGCATCATTTTTTTATTTGAGACCGCCGCTTTCTTTATGACGCTCTCTCGTCGTTTCTGAGGCGTTTTTTGCTCACCCTGACCAAAGGCTCGAATAAATGCGTTAGGCTCTTTCTCTTGCATCTCTTTAAGCGTGAGAGGCTTATATCTGCGAGAGATCTGCAACTCGGCGAAACGCTTTGCCGAAAGACCGCCGTCGCGGAGTAATTTCGCTCGCTTAACGCCGATAACGTCCTCTTGAAATTCGATCGGCTGCTTTTTAAGCCAAGAGTAATAACTTTCTTTCGCGT